TATTCCAAGAAACTCACCACAATTAAAGAGTCATATTTCCCTAAAGAAAAGGCTCAGGTCAGCGAAGTATCTGACGAAACACCAGTTGAAGCAGAAGAGATGACTCCAGCAATGGGTTCATATCTAGACGCTTTGAATCGCTGGAATTGAATTTAATAATATAACACTTTCTATAGAGTAAACAAATGTTTAACGCAAAAGCTCTAACAGAAAAGTGGTCACCTGTTCTAAGTCATGAAGGGTCTACTCCCATCAAAGACAATTATAGAAAGGCTGTCACTGCTGTACTGTTAGAAAACCAAGAGAAATTTATTCGTGAAGAGCGTGGAATGCTCAACGAGGTAGCAGTAAACGCTGCTGGTGCTATTGGAACCAATGCACTTAGTGGTAGTGGACTCGACACTAAGACAGGTGGATTAGCAGGTTTCGACCCTGTACTAATCAGCTTGATTCGTCGTGCTATGCCTAACCTAGTTGCATACGATATCTGCGGTGTACAACCAATGAGTGGTCCTACAGGACTTATCTTCGCAATGAAGGCACATTACGAGAATCGTACTGGCCCCGAAGCATTATACAACGAGCCAGATTCAAACTTCTCTGCTGGATCAGACGCAAGTAAGGGTGCATACAACCCTGCTAACGATGCAACAGATGGTTCGAACCCTGCTCTACTTAATGACGCATCACCTGGAACTTATGAGCGTGGTGTTAAGCCAATGGCTCGTAACGTTGCTGAAGAATTGGGAGAAACAACTCAGTTCCGTGAGATGGCATTCAGCATTGAGAAGACTGCTGTGACTGCACAGTCCAGAGCCCTCAAGGCAGAGTACACTCTAGAACTAGCCCAAGACTTGAAAGCTATTCACGGTCTAGATGCAGAGCAAGAACTTGCTAACATTCTTTCTAGTGAGATCCTTGCTGAAATCAACCGTGAGGTTGTACGTACAGTTTACACAATTGCAAAACCTGGTGCTGCTAACAACGTAGCAAACGCTGGTCGTTTTGACTTAGACGTAGACTCAAACGGAAGATGGTCTGTTGAGAAATTCAAAGGACTTATGTTCCAAGTCGAGCGTGATGCCAACGCAATCGCACAAGAGACTCGTCGTGGGAAGGGTAACTTCATCGTCACATCTGCTGACGTTGCTAGTGCTCTTGCTATGTCTGGTACTCTAGACTACTCTTCAGGTCTTACTGGTGCTGGTGGTCCTTCCATCGGTGAGGTAGATGACACTGGAAACCTACTTGTAGGTACAATGAACGGACGTATCAAGGTATACGTTGATCCTTATTCTGCAAACATTGCTGACAAGCATTACTACGTTGTAGGATACAAAGGAACTTCTCCTTATGACGCTGGTCTGTTCTACTGCCCATATGTACCTCTCCAAATGGTCAGGTCTATAGGTCCAGATACCTTCCAACCCAAAATTGGATTTAAGACACGTTACGGAATGGTTGCTAACCCATTCGTTACACAGGCAAACGGCACTCCTGATGCTGAAGCCCTTACAGCGAATCGTAACCAGTACTACAGACGTGTACAGGTTGAAAACCTTATGTAAATCTCTATTCGAGAACAATGACAGAGGGAACCTTCGGGTTCCCTTTTTTTATGATACATACTATAATAGAAATGCCAGTTTGCATAGTGGCATACTCATATGGTAGAATTAGAATATGAATGGTAGACTATCCAAAGTTGATATGACATCACGACTTTTGAAAATCAAAGCAGGTATTGCCGACAAGTACTGGTATCCTAATTGGGATGATAAAGAACGTAAGGCAGCTCAACAAGCCCTCAATAACGCACTGGAGATTCTAGATGAATATCATTACTAACCCAGATGGGTCAAAGGCATATGCCGACCCAATCATTAAAGAAGGTACTGATCTAACAGAAGATCAACTTCAACTGAGAGCATTCTTGCTCGGTTCATTTTGGCGTAACGAGATTACTATCACAGAAAAATCATATAGATTCTGTGATCATTGGATTAAAAATGAAGATGCAGACATTGCATCTAACACAGACGCAGACACATTGCTCAAGGAGGCTTATGCAACTTTTAAGTAGTTACTTCAGTGCTGATGAAGTAAGACATGCAAAACTATTTCGCATCGAAGATTTTGATCAGAGACCATATCAGTTTAGAGTTTTTACTACAGATGCAGACTTAGCAGACTGTAAAGATTTCATACATACAACAGAAGCAGAAGATTTTGCTGAGAACTTTGTATTGGATGCATGAATCCACTTTATAAAATACTAATGGGTGTTGGGATACCAGGAACTGTTGCTTCTGTGGTAGTAATTTTTAATGCTTTGAAGAAAAAACCTACTAAGGTTACCTTTGAGGATGACGATGATGACGACTTTGGTGGGCCTGGTGAAGGTCCATATTGGTGGTACACTAAATAGTAAGTAGCTTGGGAAGTTGATGTGGCTGCTGAATGGTATAAAGAACAACCTACGAATAGGAATTATCTATCTCCAGTGGGGTTTCAGTTTGATCTGGAACTCTTTTCGGGGGTAGATTTTTTCTGTCAGGCAGTAAACCTTCCTGATATAACTATGCCTGTCGCTGAACTACCTAGTAAGTTTAGAGGCATACCTATACCTGGTAGTGGTGGCGTACAGTTTGGTGATCTAAATGTTACCTTTCTGATAGATGAAGATCTCAAGAACTACATGTCTATTCAAAATTGGATCAGGGAGTTCGGCCTCACAGAAGGTCATTCATCTGGGTTGGATACAAAATCAAGGGGAACCTTACAGGTTCTTACCTCCTCTTTTAATGGAAATTTCTACGTTAACTTCGAAGAACTATTTCCAGTAGCATTGACAGGGGTTAACTTTGATGCTACTCCTAGTGACATTGATTATGTATCTGCAACAGCAACATTCAAGTATACAAGATATAACGTACAGACAGAAACTGGAACTAATTTATGAAATTTGGTGATCTCCTTAATAATTTTGACAAACTAAAAGAAGACTGGGCAGAGGATAGTCGTGTAGACTTTCAATTTAGAAACAAAGAGTACAGTGCCGATCTAGGACAACTGGCACTTGACATTCCCTACCAGCATAATAAATACTTAAACCACTACACTGACATTCAAGCAGTTAAAACTTCATTGGAGTTTGAGATTCGCAAACTCATTAGAGATAAGCGTGAGTACTATGGAGGTGAAGCTGACGCTAAAACTTATGCCAAGAAACCTTTTGGCGGTAAGATATCAACTCAAGATAAGATGAAAGTCTATGTAGAGTCTGATGATGAAGTTATTAATCTAGAAGCAAAAATCAAATACCTAGATCAAATGCTTTATTGGTTGGATCAGGTAATGAAACAAATCTCTAATAGAGGTTTTCAAATCAAGAGTGCTATCGAGTGGGAGAAATTTATTAATGGACAGTAATGACACACCTCTCAGTAAAGAAAAAGAATGAAGTCTATGTTACTATAGATTCTAAAGAAGAACATGTCCACAAAGAACTAGCAGACTACTTCACATTCGAAGTACCTGAAGCAAAATATTTAAAAAAGAATCCAAGATACAGACACTGGGATGGAACCATTAGGTTGTACTCTCCTGCCACTGGTGATTTGTATGCTGGATTATTCACGCATCTAAAAGGGTTTGCCTATGATCGTGATTATACCATGGAACTAAAAAAGGATGACTGGTATGGTCATCCTATTGAAGTAAATGATTTTGTATCACCACGTGGTATTAAAGTCTTTATGGATAAGATCACTCATGTGAAACCTAGAGACTATCAATACGCAGCAGTTTATTCTGCTATTAAGAACAATCGTAAGTTACTACTTTCTCCTACTGGATCTGGTAAGTCTCTTATGATCTATGCCCTCGTCAGATACTATTGCTCCACCAGCAAGAAAACGTTGATCATTGTTCCCACTACGAGTCTCGTCGAGCAGATGGTCAATGACTTCTGTGACTATGGATGGAATGCGGAGGATCATGTTCATAAGATTTATGGTGGGAAAGATAAAGTAACGGATAAACCTGTCATCATATCTACTTGGCAATCTATCTACAAATTTCCCAAGAGATACTTTGACGATATAGAATGTGTCATCGGTGATGAAGCACATCTGTTTAAGAGTAAGTCCCTGACTGGCATCATGACCAAGTTACACAATGCTAAGTATAGGTTTGGATTTACTGGAACACTGAACGGAACCAAGACCCACAAGTGGGTACTCGAAGGTCTATTTGGTTCCTGTGATCAGGTAACGAAGACGGATGACCTCATCAAACGTGGTTACCTGTCTAAGTTTAGGATCAAAATACTGCTTTGTAAACACCCTGCTCAACACTTTGAAACGTTTCATGATGAAATGGATTACCTAGTTGCTCATAAGGGTAGGAATAATTTGATCAAAAATTTAGTTAAAGACTTAGAAGGTAACACTCTAGTTCTCTTTAATTATATCGAGAAGCATGGGGAACCGTTGTTTGAAATCATAAATAATTCTATAGATAAAGATCGTAAGATCTTTTTTGTTCACGGTGGTACAGAAGTACAAGACCGTGAAGAAGTCAGATTAATCACGGAGCAAGAAAACAATGCAATCATCGTTGCGTCCTATGGGACTTTTTCTACTGGTATCAATATTAAGCGTTTGCACAATATCATCTTTGCAAGCCCATCCAAATCACGGATCAGAAATCTTCAATCAATCGGAAGAGTTCTTCGTAGAGGAGAAGGAAAATCATTAGCAACACTCTATGATATCTCTGACGACATCGGCGGTCAGAATTACACCCTCCGTCATTTGAATGAGAGGGTGACAATTTACAACGAGGAAAATTTTAAGTATGAAGTTATTAAAGTAAATCTTACAGCAAGTTAAAAATTATGATGGAAGATGAATTCTACGCTACAATAAAGTTAACAACTGGAGAGGAACTAGTGTCTAAGGTTTCCTACATGCCAGATGATGACAGTCTTGTGTTAGATAATCCTTTGGAAGTTGTTCCTGTACAGCAACAACGATCCGCAGAGGTACAGGTCAACGGGTTCGCCCTCCAGGAATGGATTAAGTCAACCTTTGATCAAATGTTTGTACTGCCTCGTAAGCATGTTCTTACTATGACGGAGACAGACAAAAAAATAGAGCACTTCTATTTGAAGACGCTCAAGAAAATGCATATGGGTCTGGACAACAATAGGTTTACAAGACAGATGGGTCGTTTAGGGTCTGTACTTGAAACAAAGAAGTATCTAGAGAAAATATATAAGCTACCATCCCCTTGAACCCTTGACAGAGTTAGTCTACTGTTAATCCTGCACCTTGTCAACCCCCCATATTGACAACTGTCCAATTCAATGGTATACTTCTAGTAGTAGCAAGCAATCTATGATATGGCAATGGTAAAAAAGAAAACAGAGTACTACGTAAACAATAAGGAATTTCTAGAAGCGATCACTATATATCGTAACTCTGTTATTGCTGCGAAGGATTCGGGTGAGACCCGTCCTCGTGTGCCGAACTATATCGGTGACTGCTTCTTAAAGATAGCTACACATTTATCATACAAACCAAACTTTGTCAACTACATGTTCCGAGAGGACATGATTTGTGATGGGATCGAGAACTGCTTGCAATACATAGA